GTAGACCGGCATGCTATGTGTTCCCTGTCATCAGGAATGGCGAAAAACCCCGCCGGCGGTTGCCAGCGGGGCCGGTGTCATCAGGCGTCAGCAGGTGCCGCAACCCAGCACGTCACCACGCCGTAGTCCTTCGGCGTGTCGGTGTCGCCGCTCGACGCGGTGCCGTAGCGCATCTTGCCGACGCCGCGGATCTCCTCCACCGCGATGCCCGCCTTGGACTTGTAGTCGAAGTCCTCTTCGATCGTCCGGGTCCGCTGCGCGTAGGCGAGCGCCACCGCCTGGGCACCGCACAGGAAGATGGGCGAGGCCGCCGTGGTGTTGCCGACCGCAACGCCGCCAACCGTGGCGTTCGCCGCAAGCAGCGGGGTGTCGTCCAGTTCCTTGATCACCACGCCCTCGAAGTAGAGGTCGGCGCCGGTGAAGATCGGATTGGACATGCCGCGGATATAGGCGTCGCGGTTGACCTGCTGCAGCGACGAGGCGAGGTCGCGGAACACCAGCGGATGCACGAACGCCACGAACGTGCGCTTGCCGCCCTCGACCTCGATCGGCCGCAGCTTCGGCGAACACAGGTTCGCCTTGCGCTTGATCAGCGACAGCAGGTTCGCCGTCGCGCGGTCGTCGGTGGTGTCAAGCGTCGCCATCGCGGTCGCGAAGGTGGTGCTGTAGTTGCTCGCCACCTTGCCGAACTGCACGCGGTCGGCGTTGTTCGTCACCCAGGTGTTGCGCTGCGCGGCCGTGGTCGAGCCGAACGCCACGCCGTCGATGGAATACAGCGCCTCGATGATCGAGGAGCGCATATCCTCCATGCTCCAGGTCTTCAGCGCCGACTTCGCCGCGTCGCGCAGGTCGATGCTGCTGCGCTGCTGCTCCATCTTCGGGATCTTCACGCCCTGGCGGCGCAGATCCACGGTGACCTTGAACGAACGGGAAGAAAGGTCTTCCTCGTTCCCCTCGAGCGTGTTGTTGCCGAGCACCGGCGCATTGCCGAGCCGGTTGACCAGGGCGAAGGAGAACTGGTCGCCCTTCTTGCGCGACAGCTCCTCGTTGACCTGGATCACGTCGCCTTCGCCGCGGCCCATGTAGGGCCGGAAGACGCCTTCCTGGGTGTACTCGACGAAATAGTCGTCGTCCCACTGCTGGACCGAAAGTCCAGTAGCGGCGCGGGTATCTGCCATTTTCGGGTGCCCCTAAAGGGGGCGCGGCGCGGCTCTGCGCGCTAACGTCGCCCCCACACTGCTTCGGGAGGCGCCGGACCAGTCCACGAGGCTTGACCGCTACGCGGGGCCGCTGACCGGGCTGACGCCAGGCTCACGGGCGGTGCTGGAGGAGCGGAGGAAGGGGCAGGTCGCGTGTTGGCACGCTCGGCAAGCCGGCGCTCCACCTCGGCATTGATGTAGGCGTCCGGGTCGGCGTGCTGCTGCATCACCGGCTGCCACTTCTGGCGCGCCATGATCTGCTTGCCGAACTCGTACGCCCACTGTGCCGGGACCGGCTGGCTTCGCATCTGCTGCCGCACCGCTTCCTTGTTGCGGGGGTCAGCATTCGCGAACTCGTCGAGCGCCTGCACCGCCGCGTCGAAGTCGGGCAACTGCTTCGCCATCGCCTCGCTGATCGCGAGCCGGGTGTGAAGCAGCGCCTCCTCCTGCCGCTGCATCAACTGCCGTTCCCGGTACGCGAAGTGCGCGTCGGGGTCCGCCCAGAAGTCAGGCGGCGGCTGTTGCGGCTGCTGCGGCGGCTGCGGTGCGTGCTGCTGCGGCGCCATCGGCGCGGGCGGCTGGGTGGCTCGCGCCTCCAGCTCCCGCACCTTGGCCTGCCACTTCCTTCGCTCCTCCAAGTGCGCGGACATTGGGATAGAGTGCGGCTGTTGCGGCGGCTCTGCCGGCGGCGACCCGGTGACCGGCTGCTGCGGCTCCTCGCCGGCCTTCGGCGCAAACCGGCCCGCGGCATCGCGGACAGGCCCGTCCTTCGGCTCGGCGGCAGGCGCAACGGCGGCCTCGCCCGATTGCTCCACGCCATCGGGCGCGGCTGCAGGTTCCGGCCGCCCAGCCGGTTCCGTTCGCCGCTCCGCTGGCGCGGGGCCGAACACATCCTCACTGCTGCGCGGGACGAACCCGCCAGCTTCGACGCTCTCGCTCATTGTCCATGCGACCGTTTTCGACGCCTGGTCAGGGCGATGCGCCGGGATAAGCCGCCCGACGATCGGCGCCGCGATATCGCTCGCAGCAGGCGAACTGTGTTAGGCCGGCGGCCCCATCGGCGCCGGGTTGATCATCGCCTGCAGCGCGAGGCCCTGCTCCATCGCAAGCTCGCGCTCTTTCATCGCCTGCTCGCGCGCCTTGATCTGCACTTCGGCGGTGCTGATCGCGTTGTCGGCCTGATCCTTCTGCGCCTTGCGCTGCACGTCGAGCATCTTCGGGTCCGGCGGCGCCTGGCCGCTCTGCTGCATGCGCTCCAGGATCTGCTCCTTGTTGCGCAGCGTGCTCGCCGAGATCAGCACATCGGGCGGGATCGGCACGCCGGCCTTCGCCAGCCCCGCCAGCGCCTCGAACTGCTCGATCTGCAGCGTCGCGACGTCGGGGCCTTCCTCGACCACGATGTCCACGTTCGTCTGGCTGACGTCGTTCTCCTTGCCCTGCACGGGCAGGCCCTGCTCGTCGAACGCCACCCAGACCGGCCGCCCGAACTCATCGGTCTGCGGCTTGTTCAGCCCCACGAAGCGGATGTTGCGCTCGTCGTCGGTGACGCGGACCCACTTCTCCTCGGTCCAGTACTGCTTCACCCGCGCCCAGATCGCGCGATACACCCGGCGCCGCCAGTGGCGATGCACGTCGAGCAGCGCGCCGATCTCCATCGCGCCGCCCTGCTGTGACAGTGCGATGGCGCGGCCGCTCGCGCTCGAGCCCTGCTTGCCCATCAGCGCGGCGTTCGGCCCGAGCGTCTGGAAGATGCTCCGCGCCTCCTCCATCAGCTTCGCCTGGCCGACGCTCAGATCCTGCGTCGGGTTGATGTCGAACCGCATGCCCGGCCGGACCTCGATGTAGCCGTCCGGCTTCGCCAACTCGCGCCGCGCCACGTCCACGTCCTTGACCGCGCCCTGCTCGGCGATCGTCTGCCGCACGCTCATCAGATGCACCAGCTTGCGATGGTGCAGGTTGATCTCGTCCTGCGCGTCGATCAGGTTCCGCACGACGCCATACCGCTCGTTGTCGCGGTTCACGTAGCTGCCGGCGAACACCAGCGGGCATTCCGGCTGGCCGTATTCGTCCACATAGGGCGACGGCGCCGGCTCCTCGAGGAAGCCGCCGCGCACGAACACCGCGCGCTGCCACGCCTTGCCCTCTTTCCAATACAACTGCACCACGCGCAGCCGTCGCCGCTTCGGGTCGGTCCAGGTGTTCCAGCGCGGCCGATCCTCGTAGACCGAGGAGGCCGAACTGTCGCGGAACGCCGCGGCGAACACGTCCTCCGCGTCGGGCCACTGCGCCTGCGCGTCGTCCTCGTCCATCCATAGCACGATGCCGAGGAACTTCGCGTCGCTGTAGTCCCGCTCGCGGCTATGCTGATCCCAGATCAGCCGGTCCCAGTGGACCACCTTCAGCGTGACGTCGATGCCGCCTTCCGGGTTCGCCTCGGCGCAGACGTCAATGCCGCCGGCGCCCTCGATGACCATGCTCTCCCAGACTTCGGAGGCGATCATCGGCATGTTGTTGCTGTCGCACACGAAGCGGATGGCGTCGGTCGCGGCCTCGGCCGCCTGCTCGTCCGCCGGGTTGCGCGGGAACGCCTTCGGATCGCTGCGCTGCTGCTTTTCCAGGCCGAGCAGGTAATCCACCTTGCTCTGGATCAGGTTGAACGCGATGACCGGCTGATTGCGCGCCTTGAGCGCTTCGGCCTCCTGGTGCGTGATCTGCCGGCCGTCATAGTAGTCCCGGTCACGCTCGGACTTCTCGCGCGCGCTGTGGCCGGTGCTCTCGGCGTCCTCGACCCACTGCACCAGGCGCGACAGCACGTCCTCGTCGGACGCAACCGTGGCGTCGCGCGGCGCGTAGATCGCGACAGCCGTGCTCATGCTACAGCGTCTTCCAACTTGTCTCTCCGACACGCCGGCGCGCCCAGCGATCCGGCGCCGGCTCGTCCCGCGGCGGCGGGTCGCCCGTCACCATCACGTCGAGCAACTGCCCGCAGAGCCCCAATGCATCCACCTGGTCGTCATGCTTGCCGGCGGGAAACGCCAGCAGCTCGGCCTCCAGGTCCACGATCCACGGCGCATCCGGCCGCAGCCGCAGCCCATCCAGCGCCATGCGCCCGATGATGCTCTGCGCCCGCGTCGCCTTGTCGCCGCGCGTCGGAAACTGCCGGCGCGACGTGAACGTCCCGCGCTCTCGCATGCGCCGATCGAGAAACGGCCCGAGCGCCGCCTTGATCTGCCCCGTCTCTTCCGCCCACGCCAACGGGCGCCATTTCGCCACCAGGTCGCAGAAGCCCTCGACCCATACGTCCGCGCTCGCCTGCCGGCGCCACAGGTCCAGCAGGTGCAGCTTGCCGGCGGGGTCCATGCCAATGACGACATGCACGGTGTAGTCGCCGCCGTCCGCCGTCACCGCGTAGTCGCTCGCGCCATAGACCTGCAGCCGCTCGATCGGCGGCGGCGCCTCGCGCTGCAGCCACTCGCGGCGGAACAGCGAGCCCTCTGCCGGCGCCGGGCGCTGCTGATACAGCGCCGCCCAGGTGCGCGGCTCCATCGTGGCCTTCTCGCGCTCGACGTGCGCGGCGTAGCCGTATTCGTCATCGTCCCACAGCCACTCGCCCGGCGCGCGGCCGAGCGGGTCGCCGAGCCCCTCGCACAGCGCCGGCAGCGACAGCACGCGCCAGCGGCCCGTCTCGCGCTCGAGCATGCGCCCCGCGAGGTCGTCCTCGTGCCAGCGTGTCTGGACCAGCACCACGGCAGCGCCAGGCTTCAGCCGCGTGCGCAGGTCGGCCTGGTACCACTCCCACACGCGATTGCGCCGCGTGTCGCTGTCGGCCTCCTCGCGGCTCTTGACCGGATCGTCGATGATGGCGAGGTCCGCGCGCATGCCGGTGATCACGCCACCCACGCCCGCGGCGCGGTACTGGCCGGCGTTCGTGGTGTCCCAGAGTTCCTCCGCTTCGCGTTGGAGCCCGTAGCCGAGCAACTCGCCGTGCTCGCGAATGCGGCCCCTCACGCGCCGCGAGAACGACTGCGCCAGATCCGCTGTGTTCGAGGCGGCGATGATGCTGCGACCCGGCCCGCCGGCGAGATACCAAGGCGGGAACAGGTCAGAGACGAACGTGCTCTTGGCCGATCCGGGCGGCATGAATACCGCCAGCCGGTCGTTCTCGCCGCGCGCGACCGCTTCCAGTTCGGCGATCAGCAGCCGATGATGCGCCGCGGGCCGCAGCCCCTGGTGGCGCAGGGCCTCAATTGACCACGCCGCGAGGCTGCCGCGCACGCGCAGCCGGTGCCGCTGGCGCAGCAGCTTCGCCCGCTGCAGCTTCGAGGCGGGCGAGTTCAGCGTCGATCTCCTGCTCGGTCATGCGCGCCAGGTCGTCGCCGTCGATGATCGGCTGCACGGCCTTGCCCTCGCTGCGATCGGCGAGCTTCTCGGCCGCCGCGATGCGCGCCATGGCCGGGGCGGTCGGGTCGCGCATGATCTCGACCCACGTCTCGACCACCTCGCCGTTGTAGCCGCGCGCCAACTCGGCGATGCGGCGCTTGTCCTCGTTCGACAAGGTGCGCGGCCTCCTCTTGCGCTTGCCCCAGGCGCTCCAGCCGTGGCCTTCGCCGTGCGGGCTCGCGCCCTGCGGTGGCTTGCGCACGAACGGCCACTTGCTGGCGCCCTTGGCAGGGCCGTGCTTCCAGCCGCCGGCCATCAGACCCCCAGAACGACGAAACGCCCGGGCCGTTGGGCTCCGGGCGCACCTATGGCTCCACTGGGATCGGACCCTAACCGCAACGAGCGGCGGCCGTCAAGCGATTATCGCTAGATTGGCCGAGGTGCCGTCCAAAAACTAATTCCGGTGAGACTGGGCCTCGGCCGGAAAAACCCCAGGCACCCCGCGCAAACCGGCCTGAGACGGGGGGGGCAATGCCGCCTAAGTTCCATTATGGAATCAAGGCCCGCTAACCCGTTGATATTGGGCAACGGCGTCCGGGACCGTGAGACGCGCGCCGC